GTCTGAACGATCAAAAGAAGCAAGTGCACAAAGGGCACCATAGACAGCCACATCTTGCGGAGCTATGACTTCAGAGTAGTTATTTCCTAGTTCAATTCCTGTCTCAACAAACTAGAGGAGAAAGCATAACTTGGTAAGAAGCTCTACATAGTAGATGAAAAAATAGATCAACAAACTTCACATTTCTGGACAGAAATGATAGAACTACAAGTCGTAGGACAACACGATTATGTCAATAACCAATTTCACATTTCTGGGAGGAATACTAATAATGATTACATTGTCTACAGCGTTTAATGCTAACAAAATTCAAGTAGAATGGATCAACCTGGTTTATATTTAGGTAAAGCTCCATAGAAATGTAATGGAACAGAACGAAACAGCCAGATTGTCTATATGGACAAAGTAGAGGTAGACCCATCCAGATCTTATTTAGCTACATTAAAACTAGGGTACTTACAGGTAGCATACATAAGAACCACACAAGCAAGATACAGCAATACCAGTATATAAAAATATAAAGATCCTAATAAAGTAATGCTGGATTCCATGAGCACGAGGCAAAAAAATGACTTGCAAGCTGGGTTTTTTTTGGTAGAGAATATTATGTCCAGAGAATTGACTTAACATTTTAAGCGTCTAATAAAGGTCATCACGAAAAAAATGAGCACCGGAGGGGAATTCCAGATGACTAACCTTACGAGCAGCAAGTTTGTATTTCTTTGTTTCCAAATTGGCTAATCCTGCAGCTGCACGCAGCTTTGCGACAATGATAGGATCCAAAGAGTCTGGGGTTTGCTCTGCTTTACTGACATAGTTTGAAACATGTGCAAACTGCCCCAGCTCAATGCTAACCAGAATCACGTTCATGCACATCTGAACTATATGCTTGGAAGTGGTACAGTAATCTCGTGTCCTGATGTAGCTTTTGAAGGCATCTGAAAGTTGGCCATGAGCATAGAAGAAATCACCAATGTCATTGTAACCCATTCTGATGCTCTCTTTGATCAGGTTAGT